AAAACGCAAATATCGCTATTGATGCTTATGACGATTCATTCGGTGGAGTATTTCACCCACAATCTATCGGATTGGCATTAAAAGAAGATTTCAAAGTTGAAACTCAAAGAGATGCGTCTCTAAGAGCAACTGAGATCGTAGCTTCTATCACTGTTGGTTCTGGTGTATTAAAAGACACTTACGGAGTAACAGTTAAAGTTGATACAGCTCTTTAATTAATAAATCGGTGGGGTGTAAAAGCCCCACCAACTAAACGGAATTAACAATGGCTAATTTTTCTACAGATACAGATTTACAAGTTTACCAACCAGATATTTTAGGATTCGGAATAGCAAGTTTTACAAGTCCAAATGATTACCACGCATTAGCAAGAGCAGATATTGAAAGAGATTTAAGAATAAGATGGTTTCCAGTTTACTCAAAGGAAACTTATAGAGATATAGCAATACTAAACACAACTGAAATGAACGCAACATTATTAACAGATGCACAGTTTAAAAGACTAAGTGTATTTAGAGTAATTGGTTATTATGCTTGTCCACAGCTTACTAAATTTAACTCAAATGATAACCTAGATAGATTCCAAGTTATGATGAAACATTATCAACAAATGTATGCTGATGAGTTTGAATCTATTTTAAGAGATGGTGTTGAATATGATGCTGATGATTCTAATACAATTCAAGACGCAGAAAAAGCACCTTATCATAGACTTAAACTAATTAGATGAAGATTACTGTTGAGGATAATTCTTTACAAGTTGCTAGAAACTTTGAAAAACAAGTAAGAGAACAACCTCTAATAGTTAAGACTGCATTAGGTAGAACTGCTGAGTTCTTAATGGGTCTAATCAAACAAAGAACTGCAAGAGGTATTAATGCAGATGGTAATTCATTCCCACCATATACAGAAGCTTATAAAATATTTAGACAACAAGCTGGGCGACAAACACAATATCCTGATCTTAATTTTTCTGGTCAAATGTTATCAAACATAACTCAAAGATCACAACCTACACAAGCTATTATTTATTTTGCAAATAAATTCCAAAATGTTAAAGCTTTAGGTAATCAAAAGAAACGTAAATTCTTTGCTATTGGTGCAAGAGAGATTCAACCAGTAATGAATGTATTTATGCAAACATACAACAAACTTAGTAAGATATGAGTAAACGAGAAGATATAGCATCTAATATAGTAACAACAATTTCAACTGGAACATCTCCTATAACTTTAAAGAAGGTTACTAGAGAACCTTTTAATGTTGATGAATTATCTGAACAACAATATCCAGCTTGTTTCGTACAATCAGGAAACGAAGTAAGATCTGATGAAACAATGACTTCAAGCACAATCACAAGACAAGCAACTGCTGACTTTGTAATTGTTGGATATGTAAAAGGAACTACATCAAATATTGATACAAAACGTAATGAGTTAATAACTACGATTGAAACTAGACTAAATTCTGATAGAACACGAGGTGGATATGCAAAACAAACTCAAGTAGTAGAAGTTTCTACTGATGAAGGTGTTTTGTTTCCAATAGGTGGTATCAGAATGGTAGTGCGAGTAATGTACCAATACACTTCTGGCACACCTTAACATTAACTAAACAAGGAAAACAACATGGCAACTCATACTGGTTCAGAAGGAACTATCAAAGTATCAACTACAGTAGTAGGCGAACTTAGAAGTTATACTTTAGAACAAACTGCTGACACTATTGAAGATACTTCAATGGGAGATACTTCAAGAACTTATAAAAGTGCTTTAAAAGGTTGGTCTGGTTCTGCGTCATTATTTTTTGATGAAGCTGATGCTGGTCAATTACTTTTAGTTTTAGGAACATCTGTAGCAATTAAAGTTTACCCTGAAGGTGCTTCAACTGGTGATAAATATTACTATGGTGATGCAATCATTACAGGTAGCAATATATCTGCATCTTTTGATGGAATGGTAGAAGCTGAAGTAACATTTACAGGTACAGGTTTATTAACACTTGGAACTGCATAATTAATTATTAATTAGAAAAGGAAGATATGAACGTTATAGATAGAGTGAAGGCACAATTTGAATCTTTAGGCATAAAAAAGATTGAGGTTGCTGAGTGGGGCGAGGAAGGCAAACCTTTAATAATATATTGCTCACCATTTACACTTGGTGAAAAAAGAAACCTATTTAAAGGTGCTAAGAATGATGATCTAGGAGTATTAGTAGATGCAATCGTTTTAAAAGCAAAAGACTCAGAAGGAAATAAAATATTTAAGCTAGATGACAAGCTAACATTATTGAATAATGCTGATGCAAATGTTATAGCTAGAGTAGCAACAGAAATGTTGAATGGTGTTTCTTACGAGGAAGCTGAAAAAAAGTAAGAACTGATACGGAGTTATTTTCTATACTTGCTCTTGGTCAGGAATTAAACAAAAGTATGGAAGAAGTTCTATTGCTAACGCAAGATGAATTTTATTATTGGATAGCTTACTTTAAAGTGAAGGCAGAAAAAGAGAAACTACACTATGGCAGATCAGCAACTAAACATAAAACTTAATGCGATTGATAATACTTCAAAAGCTTTCACAGGTGTTAAGGGTTCAATATTAAGTTTAAAAAACGCATTAATAGGTTTAGGAATAGGTGCAGTAGTAAAACCAATAATAGATATTACAAAAGAGTTTGAAACTTTAAGAACAACTTTAAGATTTGTAACTGGTTCAGTTGAAGGTGGTCAAAGAGCATTTAATTTATTAAGAAACTTATCTAAACAAACTCAATTTTCTACAAAAGAATTATCTGATACATTTATTACATTACAAAATTCAGGAATAGAACCAACAGATGAATTACTTAGAACATTTATAGATACTGCTTCTGCTACTGCAAACTCATTAGATACATTAAATGATTTAACTAGACTATTTGCTAAAGGTGCTACTGGTGCTGGTATTGGTTCACAATCTTTATCTCAATTAGCTTCTAAAGGTATTCCAGTATTCCAAATCTTAGAAAAAGAATTAGGATTAACTAGAACACAACTTAATAAATTTGCTGATGATGCAGAAGGTTCAGCAATAATATTAGAAGCTTTAGAAAAAGGTTTAGCAAAAACATTTGGTGGTGCTTCATCACAAAGAGCAGAAGATTTAGCAATAGTATTTAAAAATCTATTTGAAAATTTAAAAGATGTTGCTGACTTGATAGCAACTGATGGTGGATTTAGCACTTCATTTAAAGAACTATTAAAAAGCTTTGGAGATTTACTTAAAACATTAGAACCAGTTATTGCTATACTTGGCAAACTATTAAATTTTGTAACTGAATTAGCTAATGTTGGACTTGTATTATTAAACAATTCATTAAAATTAGTTCTTGGTACTTTAGGTAAAGTAGTTAAAGGATTAGGAGATGTAGTAGGTTATGGTTCTGGTGTTTCAAAAACAGTTGGTTTAGACGAAGATAGAACAGTATTTGTTGAAGTAAAACAAAAGGTAACTGAAGATAAAACTTTATTAGGAATCCTAGAGGGTAAATTAAAAAATGAAGTTGCACAAGCTGATTTAGCATTTAGAAGTTTAAATAAAACAATAGCTGAAGGAGTTATTACAGGAATTAAAAACGTATCAGTTGCTATTGCAGAATCTATTGTATTAGGAAAAAAATTAACAGATACATTTAGAGAATTAGCACAAAAAGTATTAATTAAAATACTTTCACAATTAATTGAAGAACAATTAGTTAAATTAGCTTTAATAGCTTTAGACCAATTAAAACTATTTATAGCTAAACAACAAACGGCAGAAATTGTAAAACAAAATGCTTTACTATCACAAAGACAAGCTATGGGTGGTGATAGTAGTGGTTTTTTAGGCACATTATTTAATATAGGTGCTAGTATATTTGGTGGTGGTGGTGGAATGACTCCTATTGATGCTTCTGTTGTTTCTCCATTTGCAGAAGGTGGTGCAGTTAGAGGTGGTATGCCAATCACAGTAGGAGAACGTGGTAGAGAATTATTTGTGCCTAACACAAGTGGAACTATTGTACCTAATCATAACATGGCAAGTATGGGAACAAATATAACATTTAATATTCAAGCAAATGATGTTAGAGGTATTAAAGAATTATTAATTGATAATAGAGCAACCATAATTAATTTAGTTAATCAGGGTGCTAATGCGAAAGGAAAGTCTAACGTAATATGAGTGGCACATTCCCATCAAGTCCAGCACCAAGAGATGTAGCTATTAGTTCTAATCAAAACACGATTGTTACAACTACTGCTTCTGGCAGACGACAAGCTAGACAAATTGATGGACAGAAATTCAGATTAAGACTTAGATTCCCAGTTATGACTAGAACTGAGTTTGCACCAATACTTGCTTTTATAATGAAACAAAGAAGCCAAATGGAATCATTCCAATATACTCCACCAACTATTGATGATGCTGAAGGTTCTGCTAGTACAGTTATTTCAGTTAATGGTGCTATTAGTGCTGGTGTTACTACTTGCTCAATAGATGGTATGGGAAACAATTTAAGTGGTGTACTTAAAGCTGGAGACTTCTTTAGATTTACTGGACAGAATAAAGTTTATATGTGCGTAGCTGATGTTAATTCTAATGGTTCTGGTGCAGGAACATTAACCTTTGAACCACCATTAAGAGCAAACGTAGCTGACAACGTAGTAATTATTTATGACAATGTAGATTTTACAGTTGGACTTACAGGAGATATTCAAGAATTTACTATCGGTACAGAAAACTATTTCCAATACGAAGTTGATTTAATAGAGGTATTGTAATGACAAGATCATTAACTGCTGGAGTAATTGCAGAACTAGCCACTAATAAACTAAACCCAGTAGAACTTGTTTATCTAGGAATAGGTGCTGGGACATATTACACAGATCATTACAAAGATTTAACTTATGATGGAAATACTTATACAGCTTCATCATTATTTTTAGGAAGTTCAGAAGTACAAGAGACTGCTGATGTTGCAGTAAATAATCTTACTCTTAAATTCTCAGGTGCAGATACTACAATTATTTCTTTATTGCTCAATAACAATTACATGAACAAACAAGCAAAAGTTTATAGAGGTTTTTTAAATGACTCTCAGGCACTTATAGCTGACCCATTTCTTTTATTTGATGGAAGAATATCTAACTTTGCTCTTGAAGAAAATGCAACTACATCATCAGTTAATATTGTTATTGCATCTCATTGGGCAGATTTTGAAAAGACTTCAGGAAGAAGAACTGCTGAGAACTCTCAAAAACTTTATTTCCCAAATGACAAAGGAATGGAGTTTGCAAGTAAGACAGCACAAAAAATTAAGTGGGGTTCTGCCTGATGAACGATTTATATAGAATAATACATTTATATAGACAGTTTCCTAAATATGACAAATTTACTTACAAAAAATTAACTGAAATGATTACTCCATCTTTAAACTTAGATCAGTACCAAATTCACAGAATAGGAAGTCAAGATGTTGGCTATACTAACTGGGCTTATTTAAGTGATACAGTAGAGCAAAGATATAAACTTACTGGTCAATTAAAAAGTAATGAATGGAAGTCAGGGAATAATATTTGGGTTATAGGAGTTATAGCAAAAAGTAATACAAAACAAATAATGAGATGGGTTATAGAATATTTTAGACCAAAAATTGAAGTTAATGAATCTGTAAAATGGATTAGATGTAATGATAATTTTAACATTTATAGAATATCAGAAAAAATTAAACGACCATTTCATATACACGCATGAAAAAAATATTTGCAAGTACAGTATTAGTATCAGCTTTAATATTTGATTTTGTTAATGCAGTATTTAACAATCCAATAAGCCAAGAAATTATATCTTTATATAAAGCAGAACCAGCTACAATTACTGCAATCATAACTACAATCATTACAACTGCAATAAGTTATATAATTGCACCTAAACCAAAAGCACCTAGATTTAATTCACAAGATGAAGCTAAAGGAACTTTAGTAAATAAAGATTCTAACAACAATCCTATTCCTGTTGTTTATGGAAAAAGACAAGTAGGATTAACTAGAGTATTTGTTGAAAGTTCTGGTGCTGATAATCAATATCTTTATGTTGCTGGAGTATTATGCGAAGGTGGTGGTGCAGGAATAACTGCAATAGATGAAGTTTATGTAGATGATAAATTAGTTACTTTTGATGGTTCATTAACTAATGGAACATTAAGAGGAGTATCTAGTTCAGATACTAACTTCTATAAAGGTGGCGAAAGTTTAATATCTATTCAAGGATTTTTTGGATTAGATAATCAATCAGCTTCTTCTTTGCTTGATGAAACAACTAACTGGACATCAGATCACAAACTATCTGGTCTTGCTTATGTTGCTCTACGTTTTAAATGGAATCAAGATGCTTTTAATGGATTACCAGAAGTTAGAGTAACTGTTAGAGGTAAAAAGATTTATGACCCAAGATTAGATTCAACTAAAGGTGGTTCTGGTTCTCATAGACAAGATGACCCAACAACTTGGGCTTATTCTGCAAACTCATCATTAGTTCTTTTAGACTATTTAAGAAATAGCAGATATGGAAAAGGATTGCCTAATGATGCTTTTGAAACAAACTACGATTCATTTAAAACTTCAGCAAATACCTGCGACACACAAGTTACACCTTATTCAGGTGCAGTAAGCGATATAAACTTATTTGAAACAAATGCAGTAGTAGATAGTGAAAAAAAAGTATTAGAGAATGTAAGAGAATTGCTTGTGCCAATGAGAGCAATCTTTAATTACACACAAGGTAAATATAAAGTTATTATTGAAGGAACAGGAAGTTCACAATTACTATTAACTAAAGACAATGTTGTAAGCGAAGTTAAATTACAAGGAGAAAACAAATCTGAAAAGTACAATAGAGTTATAGGAACATTTACTAACCCTGAAAAAGATTATCAATCAGATACAGTTTCATATCCACCTTATGATGATTCTGCTTTAGCAGTAGAAGATCAACACGCAACAATGCTAAGTGATGATAATAATACTTTACTTGAAAGAAGCTTTGATATGATACAAGTAACTTCTCCATATCAAGCAGAAGAAATTTGCGAGAACATATTAAAGAGATCAAGAAACAATTTAAAAGCAGAAGTAACAGTAACTTCAGAAGCACTTAATTTATCTATTGGAGATATAGTTACAGCTACTTACGATACAGCAGGATTTAGTGCCAAACCATTTAGAGTAATGTCTTTAGCTATTAATTCAGATTCAACAGTAACTCTTGGCTTAGAAGAACATCAAGATAACTTTTATACTTGGGAAGAAAAAGGCGAAGCACCTACAATAGCTGATACAATACTTCCTAATCCTTTTTCTGTTACAGCACCAGTATCAGTTACTTTAGATGACCAATTAATTGAATACTCAGACGGAGTTGTTATTACTGCTTTAGATGTAACGATTGGTGCATCACTAGATAACTTTGTGGACTATTACCAAGTAGAATACAAATTAAGTACAGATACAGATTATCTTATATCTGGTCAGGTTAAAGGATTGTTTCATAGAATATTAAATGTAAAAGATGGATTTACTTATAACGTAAGAGTAAAAGCATTTAATACATTAGGAGTTTCTTCTACATATACTTCGGCAACAAGAACTATTGTTGGTGGATTATTACCACCTGCTAACGTAGAAGATTTTTCTTGTAACATCATTGGTCGTGATGCTCACTTATCTTGGACACAAATACCAGATTTAGATTTAGCTTATTATGCAATTAGATTTAGTACATTAACAACTGGTGCTGAATGGCAAAACTCAGTTTCTCTTGTTGAAAAAGTTGCAAGACCAGCTACTTCAGTTACAGTTCCAGCTAGGATTGGTTCTTACCTAATTAAAGCAGTAGATAAAAATGGAAACTTCTCATCTAATGAAGCTGTAATATCAACTAACTTATTAGAAGTTGGAAACTTTAATGCTGTTGTAACACAAACTGAATCACCTACATTCTCAGGAACTAAAACTAATGTCTATGTTGATAGTGGTGCTTTAAGATTAGACTCTACTGAACTATTTGATTCTGCTGTTGGGAACTTTGATTCTGGTACAACTTTATTTGATGCTGGAGTTACGACTTATGATTTATCTCCTAGTGGTTCTTATGAATTTACTTCTCCTATTGATATTGGTGGAAGTTACACAGTTCGTGTAACTGCTTCTCTTACACAAAGTGTGGACAATATAGATAACCTTTTTGATTCTGCTAGTGGTTTATTTGATGATGGTGCTTCTAACTTTGACGGAGATTCTCCTGCTAACTGTAATGCACATTTAGAAATTGCTACTTCTGCTGACAACATAACTTATACTTCATTTAGAAACTTTGTAGTTGGTGATTACACAGCTAGATATTTTAAATTTAGACTAATGATGATTTCATCTGATTTAGCTTCTACTCCAGTTGTATCTGCTTTAAGTGTAACTATTGATGTTGAAGATACTATTCAAAGTGGAAATGATTTAACAAGTGGAACTGGTACTTATACAGTTACCTTTACAAGACCATTCTATTCTGTTAATTATGCTATCGGTATTACTAATCAAGGAATGGCTACTGGCGATTTTTATACTTTAAATAACAAGACTATAAATGGTTTTGATATTGCCTTTAAGAATAGTAGTGGTACTGGAGTAAGTAGAACTTTTGATTATATTGCAAAAGGATTTTAATTAGGATATTAGATAGATAATGGCACAACACGATTATAACATAGCAAACCAGTCGTTCCCTTCATTTAGAACTGACTTAAATAATGCACTATCAGCTATTCAAACTTGTAACTCAGGAACATCAAGACCAACTGGTGCTGTTGCTGGTCAAATTTGGCTTGATACGACATCAGCAACAACTCCAACTTTAAAGTATTATGATGGTGCTGATGACATCTCTTTAGCAACACTTGACCATTCTGCTAATACTGTAAATTGGTTAGACTCTAATGTTTCGGTAACTGGACTAACCACTACTGCTACTGGAACTGTTTTAACACTTTCAGATTCTTCTCTTACTTCTTCTGTTAATTTAATTTTACAAAATCAAAAAGAAATTCGTTTTAGTGAAACGACTGCTAATGGAACTAACTATGTTGGCTTTAAAGCACCTGCTAGTTTGAGTGCTGATAAAATTTGGGTTCTTCCTTCTGCTGATGGTACTGCTGGTCAGTTCTTAAAGACAGATGGTGCTGGGAATTTGAGTTTTGATTCTTTAAGTTTCGCCACACCTTTAGCTGTAATTGGAAATGCTACTGCTGGTTCTGAAATTAGATTGCCTGAAGATACTGACAATGGTTCAAACTATGTTGCAATAAAAGCACCAGATACTTTAGCTTCAAATTTAACTTTAACTCTACCAAGTGCAGACGGAACTTCAGGTCAAGTGCTTCAAACAAATGGAAGTGGGGTTTTGTCGTTCAGTAGTTCAGGCGGAAAATTTGAATCTGCTTTATTTCATGTAAGAGATGAAAAAGCAAACAATACATCTCCTAATTCTGCTACTGCTGGTTCTTTTGTAAAAAGAGATTTAAATACTGTAATGACAAATGAAATTTCTGGTGCTTCTTTATCATCAAGTCAAATTACATTACCTTCTGGTACTTACTATATTTATGCTTCAGCACCTGCTTATTATTGTAATAGACATAAAATAAAATTAAGAAATACAACAGATAGCTCAGATACATTAATTGGAACTTCTGAAATTTCAATACAAGCTGGTGAGGTTAATTGTCGTTCTTTTATAAGTGGAAGATTTACAATTTCTGCACAAAAAGTTTTTGAAATACAACATAGAATCCAAACAAATGGAAATGCTAATAATTTTGGTTATCCATCTAATTTTTCAGTAGTAGAAGTATATACAGATGTTCAAATATGGAAAGTAGCTTAATATGAAATACGCATTAATAATAGATAATAAAGTAGTTCAAATATCTTATCCTTATGTAGATGGATATGTTGAAGTAGATGACAATGTATTTGCTGATATGATTAGAAAACCAGATGGTTCTTTTAATTATACAGATGAGTTTTTGGCAGAACAAGAACAATACAGATTAGAAAAAATTGCCAAAGAAGAACAAGAAAAAGCTAGAAAAGAATCAGCTATTGCTAAGTTAAAAGCACTTGGTTTAACTGAAGAAGAAGTTAAGTCTATTCTTTAGGATATTTGGCTTTAACAGCTAAACAATCAGCAATATATTTATTTATTTGTGCTTGATCGCCTTTAACAATACCATCTAAGTATTCTTTAAAATCAGGGTATTCGTTTGCTCTATTTGCTTTAACTAAGTTTAGTCTTTCAACTTCATTAGCTTGTGCTTCAAAGGCATCAAGTTGTGCTAATGTTGGTTGTGCAATATCTAAGTTCCATTCCTTAATATAAGCACCATTACCATCATCTTGAAGTCTAACTTCAGTTCTAAAATTAACTTTTCTATTTGCGTATAATTCTATTTTAGTTGTAAGTTGTGTCATAATTATTCTATTATTTTATATCCACCAAACATTGAACCTGTAGTCATAGTTGAATTACCACCACTTCCTGAATATACGGCTGCTGTAAAATAATCTGTAGTTCCATTAGCTGAAGCTAATACTCCAAGATAAGCACTGCAATCATCTGTAACACCACCAGAAGAATTAGCTACATTAGTAATGTCAGTACCATTTTTTTTTATTTTTACAAAAAACACTTTATTTGCCGTAAAATTTTGCAAAATAGGAGAAGCAAAAAGAAAATATTTTCCAGATGTAGTCGGTGTAAATCTATAATTTGTTGTTGAATCATAACAACCATTAGTATCAATAATTTCATTATTAATTTCCATTACTGTATCTGTCGCATTAGATATTGTTTGATTTCCTGAACGTAGAGCAAAAAAAGCAGGAGTATTTACGGCAGAAACACTTGCAAAGCTTAAAACCCCACTTCCATTTGTTTGAAGGAACTTATGCTTTTGGAAATCTATTCTTTACAGATTCTATTGAATTAAGCCAATTCTCAGTACCATTAACTTTATCCCAGTATAGCATATCAAGTTGGTCAGCTATGGAAGGGTATTGAGTTTTTCGGTCTCGTTGATATTGTTTGGCTTCGTATTCTGCTTGAAGTTCTACTTGCTTTGCAAGTATTTCATTTGCAGGAATTGGTGTAGTTCCATTTAACCAAGTAATTTGGTTTATATCTTCAGCATTAACAGTTACTTCTGCGTTAGGATTGATTGCTAAGATTGATCTTATAATATCCATAATTAACCTTTTATTTCCATTACTGTAATTGAAGAAACTGTTCTTTGTGATGAATAATCATTACCATCTCCATCATTTCTATTTATAAGCATAGTATTACCACCACTACTATAATTTTGAGTAACTGCAATTTTGTAAGTTGTAGAAGAAGTAGTTGCTGGTGAATCTAAATGTTGTAAATTAATTGTTGTTATATTTCTTGCGTCTCCACTTGGGTCAGCATATGCAACTCCCATTCTTGTTCTTGAACTAGCAGAATCTCCAATAGCTATATCAGTTGCACCTCTTATAATTTTAAAACCTATTGAATTTTGTGGAGATGGAGAATTGACTGCACAGCAACCACAAACAGTAGCCATAACTAAAATTTTATTAGAAGCAGAAGATGGAGTAATAGATACAGACAATCCAGTTACATCTACAAAAGAACCACCACTTGCAGTTCCAGCGAATGTATCAGTCTTAGTTGTTGAAACAACTTGTATCACCTGACCAGCACTAGCACCAATACCTGCAACCAAATTAGCTTTAGTCATTTTTCTTACAGCAGTTGCACTATCATCATAAATTAAAACCAAATCTGAATCTGCAATACTTGTTTCAACAGTTGCCCCAGTAAAAGAAGTCGTGGGCAAATCACTACTGAACGACAAATTCCCAGCACCATCTGTCTTTAAGAACAAGAGTTTTGACTTTTTTCTAAATCTTTGACATAACTATTGCATGACATATTTCATTATTGGACTGGTGCTTGGTTTATACGCAGAATGGAAGTGGGAGATAGCTAAGTACATTATTGAGTCTGTTAAACAACATTTAAAAATCAAGTAATTGAAATTCTGCAAAGACTACCTATATATCTTGCATGGTATATACGACTGAAGAAAATAACTTTTACACAAAGGAGAACTCAATGTTAAATTATTCTGACATTAAGAACTACTGGTCTAAATTCTACGCAGATGCTTTTGAAGATGTTAAATCATTTTGGAAGAACTACGCAGACACAGTAGAAAAATTCTATAAAAAATAACTTTATTAAAACACAATAGTTTGATATTAGTGCATAAAATTTAATGTGCATTTTCAAACTTTGGATTGGTGGGTGTGTCTTGCTAAAGTCTTGCAAATGCGAAAAAGACAATGGCAAGAACACAGAACGAAGAACTAATATCTTTAAAGGGACATATCACAGGAATTAAGAGAGAAGTTAAACTACTTGGTTGCTCAGTTTATAAGCTAGAAAAGAAACTAGAAACTCTATTCTGGTCTATACTTTGTGGACTTGGTGCTTTATCTTTGGCTTTGATTACTATTTTCTTAGCTAAGTAACTATTGCTTATTTTAACAAATACAACTAGTAGTTAGTTATGGACACAAGAAGGATTCTGGTTATTTCAGATTTGCACCTGCCTTATCATAGGCAAGATTCTTTTGATTTTCTAAAAGCATTAAAGAAGGAATACAAACCTACATTCGTAATGTCTATTGGCGATTTGCTAGACCATCACGCACTTAGCTTCCATGATTCAAACCCAGATTTATTTTCTGCTGGACATGAACTTGCTAAAGCAAAAGATTACATAAAAGAACTTGAATCAATATTTCCTGAATTAGTAGAAATAGATTCTAACCACTCATCAATGGTTTATAGACGAGCATTAAAACATGGTATGCCAAGAGCATATCTAAAAGAATATGGAGAATTTTTAGGAACTAAAAAATGGAAGTGGTTTGATGATTTAACAGTAACACTTCCTAATAAACAAAGATGTTTATTTACTCATGGTCGTTCTGCTGATGTTTTAAAAGTATCACAAACAAATGGAATGAATTGTGTGCAGGGACATTTTCATACTAAGTTTAAAATAGAATACTGGGCTAATCCTGATAATCTTTTT